TTGATATCAGAACAACTGACGGACTAGGTGTCATTAGTGCCAAAGCACCTGATAATGTAACATATTTAGACAAAGTCGTCATAAACAGTTTTTCAACAACGTCTGGGTCACTTGATATAGGTAATGGAATCACTTTTAAATGGCAAAAAAAAGGCGAAATAGTATCCATTAGGTGGCTAGGAAGATTGACAAACGTTAATTCTGGGACAGTCTTTGCAAGAAAAGCACCAGCACAAGTTATTCCAAACGAAACAAAAGAATTAGTTGGACACTTTGCTAACACGGAAAAATCTTTCCATATTGACTTAGAACCTGACGGTACATTTAGGTGGTGGGGCGAGAATAAAGCTAACGGTTCTATTCGTGGTACTGCCATGTATTTCATCAAATAACAAAATAGAAAGCAAAACAAAATGGTAACTAGAATGATTTTAATAACTATCTTGATTTTGGCGATTTTATTCGCTACGTGGGTCAAAGATAGAGAAGCGATGAACCCACCTCTCAAACGTAGACTTGTGATTGATTTGACGGTAATCTTCGCGCTATGGGTTTTATATGCAGTCTTTTACTTTACACAAACACCATCAACTTCTGATATCGCTAAAACAGTGATTAACGTAGGCTTGTTGTACTTCGTGGGACAATTTATTTACTTAATCGCAAAAATTAGCCCTATGTTTGACGGTTTGGTTAAACTTATGAAAAAGAATGGTGTAAGTGTTCCTGAAGCGGAAGAAGAACAAACGGAGGATAAAAAAGAATGAATATAACTAATGCTGGTGTACGTGGGCATAATCCTACTGGGGTTGTAATTCACAATGACGCTGGTTCAAACGGTGCTAATACTGGTTTCTATAATAACTGGCTACCTACTCATAACCCTGAAAATGGCTTTGCTCATGTTTATATCGCTTCGGACGGACGATTACAGGCTTCTGACTTTAGTAATATGGCATGGCATTGTGCTAACTCATACGGTAATGCAAATTACGCAAGTTGGGAAGTATGCCAATCAGAGGGCGATTTAACCCAGTTCTTGAGAAATGAGCAAGCGGTACTAGATGACGTTGCTAAGTACATGAAACAATGGGGACTAACTCCTAATCATGATACTGTGAAACTACATCAGGAGTTATCATCTACTTCATGCCCTAGACGTTCCGTAGAGGCACATGGTGGCACGGTAGAAAGCTGTCGCTCATACTTTATCGCAGAACTAAATAAACGCCTTACAGGACAAACTAGCGTAACAGTAAACAACAACACAACAAATAATACAGATTTAGAGGACGACGAATTAATGAAATTTACATATCAAGTTAATGCAAAAAATGGAAAACCTGCTGGCGGAGTATACTACTTCAACGGAACAAAAGTAATTGGTTTAACTAATGGCGACCAATTGAATATCGTTAAACAAATTTATAAAGAAACAACAGGCAAAGACCTTAAACATTATGTTTGGAGTGAGGGCGCGCCTTGGCACGTGCGCTTTTTACAAGCTAATAACATTAAAGTTGAAATGGCTCCATACAAATAAAAAAGACCTTAAAAACTTCGATTGGAAAGGTTCGCCTATTTATATCCGTTTCATGCAAGCTAATGGAATCGATAAACCAATCATTGCTAAAAAAATAATATAAAAAAAGACAGCTTTATAGCTGTTTTTATATTTCTTTATATTTCATTTATTCCCTCTCTTATTATTCATTTATTTTACCATGTCGCCCAAGCTGTACCCCCTGAACCTTGGTATATGCTTACAGCTTTGTCTAGATATTCTTGAGGGCTTAATTGCGATACTTGACCATGTACACTTTGCATGATTTGAAGGTAACCCCAGCATGATAGTTCATTTTCAACATAAGGATTTCCGCTCGATTCCTTGTAAATAACATCAAGCCATTTACTAGCAGTTACTCCTGTCTTACTTGACATATAATTCGCTGCTATTTCAGGACTTACGCTAGACCAATCCGTTCCAACGTTGCCATTAGTTGCTGTATTTGGCACAACTTCTAAACTAGCTTCTTGCTCCCTTTCAGCTTCAAGTTGTTCTCTTTCGATTCTGTCAGCTTCAATTCGTTGTTCTTCAAGTGCTTTCTCCTTAGCTTGCCTTATATGCTCATATTTTGCTTTCTCTTGCGTTTTAAACTCTTGTTCATATAATTGTGCCACAATATCATTAAAGCCCTTATCCGCCCTTTTATGAGCGAATTGAATCAACGCTATACTTCTAGTTGTGTCATCTGTTAAAATAAAGATAATTACTCTCCTTAAAATTTTGGCGGTTCTTTTCGTTCTGGAATTTCAACTTTATCATATTCGCCATTTTTAATGTAAAAACTATTCTTTTTATATAGTTCTTCTAGCTCTTTGTTCCATGACTTGTAATAGTTCAATAAGTCTACCGAATTTTTTAATTCATGCACAGCTATTTGTTCTAAGTGATTACCAATTAATTTTAATATAAACCATTGTGCGCCTTGTGTTTCTTCTTTTTTCATGCCATACTCTTTTCTATGCTTCAATTGCTTACCTGCCCAATAGCTTCAATAATGTTATTGCCAGCATTTATTAGAATTTCATCACTTACAATTACATTCTTTCTTGAAAATAGTTCGTTCTCAATCTTCATAAAGTGCATTGCTTTAGCTAAAAATTGAGCCGATGACTCATAATATAATGTTTCTAGCTCATAATCTGAAAGCTGTGTTAAGTCATCATTAGCAAAAGTTGTAAGTTTTCGCTTGATTTCTTTGCCATTGTTATCTTCTTCTACGTAAAATCTCTTCATCTATTAATTCCTCTAATTTCAAATTTTTCAATAATATACCGTTTAGAACCTAACTCAAGGCTCACTAGATAATTATTTAAAGGGTCATTCTTGTTCAAGTCATTAGCAATTTTTCTAGCTGTTGATCGTGGATATTTTGAATTATTAATCTGACTTGTGTATTCGCGTAATATCATCTCATTGCCTCCCTTTGCATTTTGCGCTTCAAACGTTGCTTATATAGATATTCTTTACTTGGCTTTAAACTAGCCAATATCTCATCTAGTAAGTCAAACGCTTCTCCGTTATCTCCTACGCTATCAATTTTTTTTAGTGTAAGCTCGTGCATTTCATCATCATTGAAAAACATAGTAAGATAAGAGAACGCTACGGTATGCGGTAAACTCAAGCGTGATTTAGTTATTTTTATGTTAGGCCGTGTACCTGTCTCATCTTTAATTTTTGACTCAAGTTGATTCATTCCGATACCTTGCTCTTTTAGTACGTTAGTGATTCTTTCATATAATTCTTCGTTTGTCATTATGCTATAACCTCAATTATTTCTGTATGCTTTTTAACTTCTTGTCTTTGTTCTTCTGGAAGCAATTCATTCCATTTTAAAGCCTCTTTTTTATTATAAAACTTACGTGATTTAATTTCTTTTTCCAATATCCAAGATACTGTGTAGTATGTGAATTCATCTTTCATTATCCAATTACTCCTGTCTTTATATTTAGTCTTTGCTGACTTGATAAGTGATATAAATTGCACCACTTACAGTAATAAGCTCTAACTGGTATCTTATCAGCTTTCTTTTTGTTATGCTGGGCGTTTACTATTGAATATAAAGCGCCCATTTTTGTGTATTTGCGTTTTTTACACATATTATTCACTAGCTTTCTTGATCATTGCTTGCTGGAAACCCATATTCGTTCCGTCAAACATAACGCTTTGGATTTCTCCTTGTTTAATAAACCCTTTTTGTTCTAATTGAATTACTTGTTTTGTTAATCCTTTTAATGTAAATGCTGTTGCTACTTTAATTTTGTCCTTAGGTTTTCTGTTAAATAATTTCATTTGTTTTTTCACCAAAACTTTCTATTTTCATGTCTTCGTAATTAATTATCAAAAACACTCCATTCATTTATCGTAAATAATTCAAAGCCATTTAGTTTACTTTGTTTTTCAATTTCCACTTGGTTTCTATCTAGGTCTATCAGCAGTTCAATTACAGGTCTACCATTATCAAGCCACCTGATGACTGTATTAGCTTTAAGTCCGAAATACTTAGCACATTTAGCCTTACAATTAAAATGTAGTTCTTCTTCCGTCGTAGGGTTATAAGCTACTACCTTTATAGCTTTTTGCATTTCCGTTATTTAACCTCCTTTTCTATAAAACTATGATATCAAATTACTTTATATTTGTCAAAAATAAAGTATTTTTAATTATTTTATTCCTTCCCAGCGTTCAAAATCATCAGCTAGTTCTTGTATAAAGCCCATAATATCGTCAGTAGTGTGCTCTGTAAGCTCATTCTCGTTACTTAAGTTAGCAAGTTCTTTGGCATAGTCTAAAGCCTTATTGTGGTCCTTATCGTAGCTTTCACCCTCTTTCTTGCCAGCTCTTACTAGATACTTCAATACCTGCATTGTATACCAACCTGCAAGCTCTTCGTAGTTAAAATTATGTTTCAAGTATTCGTTAAGTTCCACACCGTATTCGTTGGCATAGTGCCGATTTTCTTTTAAGTTCATTAGATAATTCCTCCAATCCATGTAATAAGCAACGTTGCGATTATACCTATCCAAGTGATAGCGATAAGTGTCAATCCGACACATGCAGCTATCATTAAAGTTTTTACTGTATCTTTCAT